CCGTAGAACGCCGCGATGATGGCAAGCAAAAGAGCGGCTGGGCTCACTTAGGCGGGCGCCATGCAGTGCCGAGAGTCTGCGCCATGCCTTCAACGATCGAAGCGCCCGGGTTGGTTTTGCGGTATCGCCACACGCCTAAGAGGTAGCACGCAGCGAATCCAGCGAGGAAATAGATGAGGAGTTTCATGATGTTCACGCAATCCTATTGATTGTCAAATTTGATGGCCACGTCGAATCACCAAAACTAGGTGTCGTACCTACAACAACGGCTGTGACGATTACAACATCACTAGCAGCAAGCTGCAAACTCAATGACCCTTGTATTTGCAGCTTTGTCGTAGAGTAAATAGATGACGTGAATAGCTTCTTAGTGCTTCCATTCACTTTTAGCTCGACATAGCTTGTGGCCGCGTTCATCGCTGTGCCGCCGAAAAGTAAATCAAAGTCTACGGAATACAGTCCGGCAGAGTTTGATGGCACAGTAAAAGCACCAGTGCCTAGGTTGAATGCTCCACGACGATCAGGGAAGGGGGCGCTAGACCATGTGAGTGTCGCAGATACACCAGAGGTAAGCGATTGCGTTGATGCTGCATCACGCTGAACAAACGCGAAACATAGTCCTGGATCATTGAGTGACACGCCTGCTGATTCAACCCCGCCAGATGTTTGATAAACACCAGGGCCCCAGCAGTTTCTGAAAATCAACTGATCGTGACCGTTATTTGATCCTGCTTGTCGATTTACCCCATACGATCCAGGGCAATACATATTCTCGATGACGTTTATCCCAGATGACCCGTCCTTGTAGTTGTATACCTGACAGTCTAGGTGACCACCATTGAAGTGAATACCCTTAGACTTGTCCAAGAAAATAGCGCCGGTCGATCCGCCATTGCCGTAAATGTGGCATCCATCGAATGACTGACCGTTAAGTACCTGCGTACAAACTACGTTGTACTGCGGATTGTGATTGATGTTTAGCCCGTTGATGATCCCATGCGCGTGATTTGATCCATTTTGTACGCGGACACCATCCCTTACGTTGTCAATCACGTGCCCTCCGACCCAGTTAACATTTCCGGCCGAGGTTTCAATGCCAGCTTGAGCATTGCTGATCGCACGAACATTGATCACAGTCACATACTCTGCCGCACTTCCAGGGTCATCATGCCAACCCCATACACACGCATCAAGTTTCGGGTTAACAACTACCCCACCATCTCCGCGTGCTCGCGTATTTGCACCAGGGGCGATATGCATACCGTACCCACGGACATTCTTGATTGTCGGATCGACGACACGCCAGTTTGCACAATTTGAGACGGAAATCCCCTTTGAACTAACTCCAGTACCTGGGTCTGTCACAAGATCACCGACGATCGTAAACGGGCCAATCAGCGCCCAGTTATCGACATTGGTTGCAGCCCACATTGTTGATGTGGTGCCGGTAAATGTGAACGTCGATCCTTGAAGCAACCACACTTGTCCTGCGGGGATATTTAGCTGCGAACCGATCCGGCAGTTTAATCCTCGCGCATCAATGAATTTGGCGGCGCTTGCAGCCGCAAGTGCAAACACAGAATAATCATCTGTCGAGCCATCATTGTTGAGCGCGCCGAAGTCCTTGACGCTCACAACCTCCCGCATCTTGTCCTGAGCAGTGCGAGCAACTGCGCCGGTGCCGGATTGGATGAAGCCGACCATCTCGGCCCCATTGCCTGGGGATGTAGATGCCAGCCGCGTTACAACATCGGCGGCTGTTCCTGTTGGAGCAAGCGCATATGCAGGCTGCCCAACAGAATCAATGCCAATGAAGTACCCGGGGAAATCCGCTGGGTCGCCTGGGAGGTCGTTCAATTGGATTGGATATGGCGCCCGGATTACCCCGCCAGTGTCTGCCCTCGTGTCTTGCAGCGCTTGCCATAGACGATTGAAATCTCTGTCTAAGGTGGACTCACGGAGTTCGCCGTTGTATTGGTAGTCAGTATCTCTAGCCAACTCAACGCGCCGACTAATCAAGATGCTCGACAAATTTGGAGGTGCAACGGTGAATGTCACCTCTCCACCGGACTGAACACCTACCCCAGACAGGGTGAATGCCGTTGTCTCTACAAGGTCGATGCTTACGACAAGATCATCCGCCGATAGCAGGTGGAATGTGTACGGGTAAACGGTTGTTGATCCGTTTCCGGTGTACTCGTTGAATGGGTCTTGGTCGATGATGCTGGCCATGTCTCAAACCTCTAGCTTTGCTTCAAATACTGATGTGTTAGGGCGCCAGTCTTGGCGTTCTGTCGGCTCAAAGTTGGCCGTTCTGCCAATGCGTGCCGGTTGATCTGTAACAGCACCGGCTCCTGCGTCGAGGTAGTCATCAGGCTGGTCTTTGATCTGCGGGTTCCAATCTTTCATCTGATCCCACAGCGGGCCGTTCAAAACGTCAACGTGCGCCCATAGCATTCCACTATTTATGAGTGGCTCCAGCGCTTCCATGATCCGCGTGTTCTTGTTCATCACTGCGGGCTTTGTGTTCACTGAGCATGGAATGCCGCGCTGCTTGAAGCACATTTTCAGGAAGTCAGGAACATGCCCACCAATGCCGTTAGTTTCCACGGTCACGGCGGGGATGCTGTACTTCTTGACGATTTCAGCGAGTTGAACCACTTGGCCACCGATGATCCGTTTGCCGTCTTCGGTTGTCTCTGCAATAGGACCAGTTAGCGCTTCGACTTTGTGCCAGTAGTGCCGCCCCGCTTCATCTTGCAGGTCAAGAACAATTGCAGACACGTCGCTGTTCAGCTTCCCGCTAGATGGGTCCCACCTCAAAGAACAACCAACAATCCGAACCTGACCAAGCCACATGGTCAGAACCTTATTCTGCGGGATTAGTTTTGGCTCTTCCGCGTATGGCTGGATTCTATTAGGGTCAAGCCTGATTTCGTGAACTGGCCTGCTCAATAGCTGATATTGGCTATCCCAGTAGTTCGTGGTCTTCGTCTTTCTGCGGCGCGTTGCAAGGTCTGCGCGGTTGAATCGCTCCGGCCACGCGCACCCGGCATAGATGTCTAGCAGCACATCAGGCGCAGCCGTGAAGATGATCGTGTTGCCTGAAACCTTGTAATCGGCACCCTCTTCTAAAAGGCGCGAGCCCTTGCCTATTCCGGAGAACACATACTCAGGCTTGAACGGCACTTCGTAGCGCGTGCGCTTTGCGTGCTCGATGCGGTGCGCCTGCCCAAATAGTGGGATGGTCAGGCAGTCAGCGCCTAGCGCCTGCATCTTGTCGTAGATAGAGTCGTGGGTGTGTGGCGTTCCAATGAACAGTTGGCGAGCCCCCGGAACCATAATGAACGTCTGCTCACTCAGACGGTATTCGAGCTGCTCGCGGGCTTCAGGAGTTCTGATGTTTCGTGGAACTTCAATGTCGTCGTTCTGCGCCTCATCGCACCGCGCAGAAGTTACGTTTGACAGAATGCCACGGGAGTACATGCTTCCATTTCGCGGGTCGTCCGAACCGTGCACCCACCAGTTCTCCACCCCTCCCTCCCTGAACAGGCCAGCCGTCAGCTCGTGGCGGGCCAGCACGTTCTGGGTGTCGCGGCTGGTCTTGTATGCAGTCGGGTCAGATTCCGACTGGTGCAAAATCCTGAACTTGTTGTCTTTGTACAACAGCCACGCGTTGTAAACTGCCAGGATCGTAGACTTGCCGAAGCCGCGAAAGCACCGCAAAACGGCCAACTCTCCGCGATGCTCAAGCCAGTGCACGGCCTCCCAGTGAACATCTGGGACAGCCCATCCGCGCATCTCTGCCCATAGGGCAAAGAACGTCGCAAAATTAACCGGCTTTGCCATGCGCCTGCATCCGGCTTTGCGCCCGCTGCATGGCTCGCTCAACGGCCTGAGCCGCTCGGCGCTCTGCGTCAATCAGGTGCTTGTCCAGCTCTTGGTCTAGCTCGGCTTGCTTCTTCTCGTCAAGCGTCTCATTACCCTGCGACCATTTAATCAGGCCTATCGCGTGCTGCATAACAACAGCAGTGGCTGCGGCGCCCTTCTTGTCCCAGTGCCGATTGCCTCGCTCTTCCTTGCTCATGTCACAAGGAAGAACACCATTACCGGACCAATAATCAGGGTCTGCCTCAGTCAAGAAAACATCGGCCATTCGCTCGGTAACCTCTTGAAGCCTAGCAAGTTGATCGGGTCGCATAGTCACTCCATAAACTCGGGCAATGCATGCCCAGGCCGCCACCAATACTCGGTGCCCTCTGTCTTCCTTGCTCGCTGTTCGGCTCTTTGTCCGTAGCCCGGATTCAGATTTTCCTGAGCAAGACCAAGAACCCACCGATCAGTAAGCAGCTTGTACTGCCACAAATCTATAAATGGTAATTGATCGTACCCGACCTTAAGCGCCGTGGCCGCAGTCTTGGCAACCTTCTGCCCAGGCTTCGCCTTAACTGCCTCTGTAGCAATATCAAGAGCGCCACCAATCACAGCACCAGGAACAGGCCCAAGCATCCCGACCTGTTTTTGGTATGTCCGCCCGGGGTCTTCAAGTGGGGACACAAGCACATCACCAAGGAATGAAGCGCCACCGCCAGCAGTAACCGCTTTGATCCAAAACTTGCGGCCAGCCTCTTCGCTCGGGTCTAGCGGCAGCGGCTCCTTGCCGGACAACACTGCACGAACTTGTGTCTGGACAGCCCCCGCCAGGGTCGTGCTAATCATGAACCCAGTTGCGAGAGCGATTTTGTTCACCATCGCAGACCTAGCACCATCTCCGCCATACAACGCTGGGGCGCCTTCAAGCCCTTGGGGTGTATTCAGCATACGATCCCAGTGGCGGGTAATCATCGCCATGGGGAATGATTTGAATTGCATGAAGTTGCGTGCAATTTCGCCAGTCCATGTCCCTGCTTTCGCGCCACCAGTAGCAATAACACGCGTCCTGATGTCCGGGTTAACAACCGCAAACTGCGCTTCATCACTCAGGAATGCCCCCCACTTCGTGGCAACCGAGTCACGCAATCTTGCTACATCATCAGATGACGCCCATGGTGTGTTTTTTGCGATGTCTGCATCGCTGATCTGACGAATCACCGTGGCGCTCAAGAACTCACGCGGCCCGCCGTGCTTCTTCACGTCTGCGAGCTTGATGATGTCCCATTCAGCTTTTCCAATGCCCGAGCGCTCAAGGATTGCCCGGTCCCATTGGCTGATCTTGTCGAACTCTTTCCCCGCAAGAGTTTTCCCTAGGTTGTGCATGAGAGACGCTGTAAACGCGTTTCTGCCAACATTCGTCCACCAATTCATAAGCGACAACTTCATGGTCGCATTTGTGATGTCCCCTGTAATTCCGTTTTTCACATTGTCCGCCGTGAAGCGGTTCATGTCGGACACAAGCGACTCAGCAACAATCTCATGAGAAACCAAGTCCGCCCGCTGCGCCTTGCTCAATGTCTGCCCAACGAGCGACGATAGTTGCGTGAGATATGGGATTTTGTGATAGTGCAGCATGTGGAACGTGGTCACAACATCACCAAAGCCAGTCATTGGTCCCCAAACGATTTTCCCAGCCGTCTGGATGTTGCGCATCGCCGCCAATTTGCCAGCCAGCCACCGGCCCTCTGGTGTACTGGTGTTACCGCTCACAACGTCGAAGTAAGTATCTGGCGAGAAGCCCCACTCCTTTGACTTAAAGAAGTCTTTTGCAGTGTTGACTCCAGCCGGAGCGTCTGCCATTTTTGCCAGATCAGCCTGAACTCGATGTGTCGCAGCAGCGTTTGGGCCCATGCGCTCCATCAAAGCTAGGTCGCGCGTCGTCATGCGTACATGGTTCATGATGGCGTCGTACATCGAGCCTTCGCCAAACTTCCCGGCGTAGGCCATCCATGCATCGCCATCTTTGAAGTGGATCACTCGATGATCCGACCCGCGGTTTGCGGCGCTCGGTTGCCCCTTGAATGCCCCGGGCTCGCCTGTATTCCCTAGCAACTTTCCATGGGCCTTGACAAGCATTGCAGTCACTTCTGCGTCCCCGAGCAATGCCCCATTCATGTCTACATACTGCGACCGATCAAGCAGCGGCCTGATGTAGTCCGCCCATTCTCCAGCAGAAACAGCAGCTAGTTTTGCTTGGCTGTGTACCTGCTGCATGTATCCATACCCGAGTTTTCCCACTCGCTTGCCTGCCGCGTTTGCTCTTACTCGCGTACTCTCTGAGAACTTCAACCACGATTCGGCAGCAAGCTTCGCTAGCTTGTTGCCTGTGTGCCCGTCTGCGTTCTTGAAAATCTCACGGATGATGTCCTTCGACATCGCCGGGTTGTCTGCGTTGAATAGGAACATGGCGATCTTTCGCCCCATCCCTACACCTTCTTTGTCTCCGACCGCCGTAGTAATGTCTTGAAGTTCTTTGTACGCCTTGCGCACTTCCTGCTCGGCGTAGTTCTGCACGTTATCAAGCATCTGGACATATGCAGATGTTCGGCTTCTCTTGCGAGCGCCTTCCATCAAAGACTTCACCTCAGCATCAGCATCAGCCGCCCTGGCAACCTGCAATTCTGCGTTGCGCTCTTTCCATGCGGCCTCCGCCTTGAGGTCTTCAAGGATTCGCGTTGAAGCTGCTGCGTATTTCTGCTCAAGCGTGAGGCTTTGCCAAACACGGTTAGGCTGGCGTGCGTCTTCCCTTGCAAGCTGCGCAAGCGTGCTAGTCATCTTCTCTTCAATGAGCGCCATTCTGGCGTCGCTTACCTTCGCGCCTTTTGCCGCCGACAACACCGCTTTTTTGCACTCTGGCCTCATGCCGATCCCCCAAATGTCAGAGCGCACTGTACAGCCGCTTCGATCAATCCGTAATCGTTTGTCCCAAGTTCGTCCGCAGTACCTTCACGCCCTTGGCGTTGAGCCTCTCTCACTGCGTCCTCTGCGGTAATCGTGTTGCCGTTCTCGTCTTTACCGACTGGTAGGTCAGGATCGGCCTTAAGAATCTCATCGACCCTTCGGCCTGTCATATCCCTAGCCGACTCAGCAACTTGGTCAGGCTTGAGCCCTTCCTTGACCGGCGTCGAAACCGTCCCAGCTCGCGCCGCTTCCACCGCATCGGCGGCGACGTTTACTCGCGGCTCACCAGGTCTAGCCTCAATGCCTCTTGCGTAATCATCAAGGATCGCTTGGGCTCTGCGTTTGTTCACACCAGACTCAAGAATGCCAGCGAGTAGGTTTGAGGCTTCTGGCGTAAGACCTTGCTTCGCCTCTTCAAATGTCTTTACGCCTTCCTCAATTTGGCGGGCCGCCTCTTTCGCTGCGGAAACCTCTTGTGGCGGCTCTGGCCTTGCTGGTTGTTCAGCGGTCTCTGTTTTTGCTTCTACAGGCGCGGCCTCTTGCAGCTTTTCTGCTTGCGCTTTCTGAGCAACAGAGACGACAGCGGCATCCGCGATGTCTTCTGGCTTATGGGTGTCTTTCAAGCGCTCATACTCTGAACGCGGAATCTCCACAACATCCAGCGGCTTGCCTGCGGCTTGGGCTTCTTCAATCACCCGAGCCCCGCTAATTGCGGTCACGCCAGCATCATCTCGAACGACGACAGGGGGGCCATCAGGCGCAGCGGATTTTGCGTCGATCAACTCAGGAGCAACCATTGAATGCGTTGCCTGATTCCTGATGACAGCAGCAGCCTCAACAACCGGCATAACCTTTGCCTGCGCGTCATGGAGTCGCACTAGGTTGTATGTCATCGCAGCATCAACATGCTCCTGCGACACCTTCGGCGGCGGCTCTTCAACCTTCCCCGCAAAGTCTTTTGCAGTTCCTACTTCAACTGACTTTGCGCCAACGCGAACATCTTTGATGTTCCTCGCCAATCCCTTCGCCATGAATGGGATAGGGACAAGCGACGACACGAGTAACCCGGTTGTATCTAGCGGGTCGAACTGCTTAGCAATCTCGCCATAGTCAGCCGCTTCTAGGATCGACCTTGACGCCTGTTGCTGCGCCATGAATCCACCGGGGCCACCGATTAGATACAGCCCTGCTGTCTTCGCAAGCGTTTTGCCATACATTGGCAAAGGCGCCAGTGCTGTAAATCCAGCAGTTACGGCGCCAACAGCAGACCGGGCGCCGATAGACACCCCTTGTTGGCGGAGTTCTTCAGATTGCGTAAGACCTTCTTCGCCAGCAGCTAGCGCGATCCCATGCGGGCCCATTAGTGATCCACCAGCTAACTTTGTCGCCACCTTCGTGAATGAGAACACGAGGTTTTCAGATGTGCTGGCCGTCTTTGCGTCAGGCTTCAGGAATTCTGATGCGCTGCGAATCTCTGACCCTTCGCCAGAAACTAGGTATGTACCGGCCTCTTGTTCTGATTGGAGCCTTTTCGCCGCCTCATCTCTAGCTTTGGCTCCGGCCTCAGCCTTTACCTTGTCGAACAACTCCATAGGATCGGCGTGGGCTGGAGCGTATGCCAACCCAGCCGCCTTAGATACGTCCATCAGACTTGCCGCGACTTCGGATGCTCCGCGAGCAACCCCGGTAAATGGCGCTTTCAGAACGCCAACGCCCCAGAAGTTTCTCTCTCGTGTCTCACGAACAGGCGGGAGCGACCCCGCTGCGTCGAAGACCTTAGCCGTTTCGTTCTGATAGAACTCGTCCCAACTCATTGGATCCTCACGCGGACAGACTTTCCGCCCTTGCCAAGAACTGGGCGCCCTGATTCGTACACAACATAAACACCATCTGACTCCCGAACAAGCTGACGGCCTGGGAGTGATTTTGCAAACTCATCAGACGGCACAAGAACTCCACCAGCGAGAACCTTCCCGTCTTGCGCCTGCTCGTCAATTTGTGATTTGTCGATTGCTCGCAATTTGTCCTGGATAGCTACAGACTTAACCCCGACAGGGACAAGCGTTTTCCGCCCGTTGTGCTCGATCACCTCGCCGCCTGCCGCGAGTTTTGCTGCTCGGTGAATGTCACCAACGGAAAGATTGCCACCATTCTCGGCAGCGATCGAATGGGCGATGTATTCAGCAGCGTTGCGGACCTTTTGGTTTACCTTCGCGTTTGCGAACGAGTCCCCGAGATATTCGCTAATCGTTGTCCCCCACTCATTCTCTTTGCGCTCAGCCTTGTCTTTTGCATCGCCTTTTGTGGATGTGCCGTTTTTCTTTGCTTCTGCGCCGATTGCAATAAGTTCTGAAACGTATCGGCCTGGCGTTGTTGATCGGCCTTGTGTGGTTGCGCTGTTTGAGTACATGAACTGATGCGCAAGAACCTCATCCTTGCCGTCCATCTGGTTCGCCAGCGCCATAGACATGCGCGGGCCTGCGACTAACGCAATCTCGCGGATGTACGCGGCGCGCTCCTTGGCTGGCATCGCAGACAGGAACTCTTGCAGTTTGTCCGCTTGATCTTGTGTAAGCCCACTCTCAGGCTTGCCGCTCCACTTAGTAGCTGCCGCAGAAAGCTCGCGTAGGCCTTTGATCTGCTCTGCCATCTGAACCGCGTTTGTGGTCAATGTCAGATTCATCGGGCTCAAGCCAGCCCTAGCAAGATATGCAGATGTACCGTCCTTCTCAGCCGCCGTTCTGCTCGCTGACTCAACAGCCTTGATCTTTTGCAACTGCTGCGCGAGTTCAGGGCTGGCAGAAACGGCCATCCTGCGCTCAAGCTCCTGCCTCGTTGCAGCCTGCTCTTCAACTGGGCGAGATGCAAAAGACCCGTACAACTTCTGATTCTCAAGCAGTGCAGTAAACGCGGATTCCATCGGGGTGCCTCGCGTTGCAATGCGGGTCTGCTCGATCGTCTCCGGCGAAAGCGCCCCAACTAGAGAAAGGTCATTCGCGCTCTTCATCGCGGCCTCGGCCACCTTCAAGTGGTGATCCTGGCGCGCCATAGCCTGCCGCTCGCGCGCTTCTGCCGCTCGGTCGTTGTTGAACTTGTAATTGTTGATTAGGTTGTAAAGATTCGTCCGCTTCTTCTCATCTAGCGGGCTGAACTCTTCCGTCTTCAGTGTGTTGAGTACGCCATCCAAATCTTTGTTGGAGTGGCGCGCTTCGTTTATCAGCCTTACTGCCTTGTTCTCGCGGGTCGTTTCAAGGTGGCTTTGAAGCATCGCCTGAGATTGAACAGGCGTCATCCCTGCCGCACCAGACAGGCTTGACAGCGCTTCCCTTGCCAGAAAGTCAGCCATTCCCGGATCGCTAGAGTACAAGCGAGATGCGTGCTCCATCGTCTGGGATATACCGGCGCGAACGTCTTGCTGGTCACGAAGCATGACAGTCTTAGAAATCGCTCGCCCACCAAGTGCACCACGGTGTTCAAAATCTTGCTGGACGATCTGGCGATGCGCCTGCGGAACTCCTTCAAGAATCTGCGCAGATCGCTCTTTATGGATACGCGCCCACTCTTCGCCCGCCTTGTCTTTGGCGACCTCTCCGCTCAGTACCTTGGCGTTTAACTCGTCAAGGTCAGCATTTAGCTGGTCACGCCCAGCCACCATTGCGCCACGCGCCGTGGCCTCGTCTGCCGCATCTCGCAAACGTCGCGCCGCTTCGTTTTCTCTGCGCTGAGACTCAGCAACCCCAAGCGCCGCTTCCGTAATGGCTCGGCCAACAATTGCGCCACTCGCCGCCTCTGGGCGGTCAGGATCGCGCATCTGATATGGGGCGACCGGAACAACCTGCCCAAAGTTCTCTCCGCCTGGGATTCTCATGGCTTGCCCCGCCAGTTGCTCTTAGCCGCAGTTCCACCGATGCTTGCGAATCCAGCAAACCCAGACGCCATTGCTGCGTTCCCGTAGTTCTCTGCTGACTGCATCTCTCGCCGCGCTCTGCGCATGCCTGATATGCGGGTCATGGCCTCATCGCTTGCGCCAAGCCGCTCGATAGCGTCGATGTTGATCGAGGCAAATTCGTCGAGCTGCGTGCCGCTTGCTGCCGTAGCCGCCCGGGCCGCAGACTTCTCGCGCTCAACAGCCATACGCACGCGCTTAGCTTGCTCTTCTGCGGCCTCGCGTTCTAGCCGAGCATTTTCCTCGGCCTGCTCTTGCTGCTGGTTGTAGCTGTGCACCGTCGCAGCAGTTGATGCCACAGTGCCAGCAATCGCAACGGCTTCAACAAGTCCAATTCCGCACATGGTCAAAACTCCATCAAAACCCCGCAGGGCGTCATGCCCATGCGGCTCAGAAAATCAACTGTCTTCTGTGTGCCAACCATCGAACTCACTCCGAGCGTTGGGCACACTGCCCCGATTCGGTCTGCCCAGTCCATGTAACACTTAACGAGCCTTGGCGCGTGCGTCTTCCCTCTGTGATCCGGGTGGACAAAGAACACGACATCAGTAGCAGTTATGTCCGAGCTAAACCACGCCCTGCGGGCTACGCCAATGATGACACCAACGATTTCGCCATCTACATCTGCAACCGCCGCGAAATACCCAGGGTCTTGCACAAATGAAGCAAGCGATTCGCACAACTGACGCTCACAAAAAGCAAACTGTCTGAAACGCGGGCTTTCGCTGACCATGACCCGGCCAAGCTCGACAAGCTTTTGCACATCAGACAAGTTTGCTTTTCTAATCATCCAGCGTTCACCGTGAAGTTCCTGATGACTGACAGTATTGTCCACGGCATCCCCTGGGTTTGGGATAGGACAATATCTGATTCTCCGCTTGCCCACCCGAACCCGGCAACGTCCTTGATGCCGCTGAATTCGTTGACCGGCGAATCAAGGACCGAGGGGCCGAAACTGCGGAAGCTGACCTCATCCCCATTCACAAGCAGCCCGACAGAGTTAAGAAGCCTGACCCAGATATGGTGTGTGCTTTGTGCCTGAGCCTGCGCAGTACCCGTACCAGTTCCAACCTCTGGCGCCTGCAAAGTGATAGCGGCCTCATATGGCAGACCAACGTTTGCCGTAGTAACCGCTCTCGGCGCCGTAATCGCCCCGCCCGTAACAGTCGCCGTCCCCATGTAGATGTCGTCACCAACAAGCCCGACGACACGCCCTTCAAGATGTCCAAGCCCGGTGATTGATGTAGTCGGGCCGCCGAATGTCTGCGACTTCCCTGCATCAAACTTGCCACGGCCAATCGTCCAGTCTAGCCGCTCGATATAGCGCTTGGTCACTCCACCAGACACTCGAAACACACTGGCCCATGTCTCATCATTACCATCTGAACCAGGAATGGTTGCGAACCATTCGACAGCCCCATCTGTTTCCATGGATGACATGGCAATGGTGTTTTGCTCTTTGTTGTACACAAGGCAACAGAACCCCTCTTGGTCCGTGCTAATCCAAACGGCAGTGCTAGGACGACGCGCATAGGACGTGCTGCGGACCTTATCCTTTAGCAAATGGTCAGAGTAGACAGAGATATCAACTGAGTCGTAACCATCAACCTGCTGGCGGAAGAATACCCGCAGAGCCCGCCTGCCGCGCTCAGCAAAAAGGATTTCATTGCCGACAGTGATCGGGCGAACGACATCAGACCCCCACTCACTTTGCTTTGTGAACTGCATATTCAACTGGGAGATTGGCTTCTCAATGCCCCCCATCCCATCGAACTCTGCCCCATATCCGAAGATTAGGAGAGTCCTGGCGCTACTCAGGTATTGAATTGGGTTGACCTCATCCGCTGAAACTGTCTTGTAGATGGCGGAGTCATCCAATGTCCCAGGCTCGAAGTCGAACGCCAATCCAGAACGAGAGCCCCACAAGCTTTGCGGGTAAGCGCTTGAGTTGGCGAACCACAATCTTTGCTGGTAGAACGTGCAGGTCTTTGGGTGGCCGTCGATCGAGTTCCAGACCGACGATAAAAGCGCCCACGAGTCAGACTGCGCCGCTGTTGTGGACGTTAGTTCTCGCTTGATTACCCCAGTGGCGATCGTTGCAGATGTGTAACCAGTAAGCTTTACAAGCCCACCATTAACTTCGACATATGAGCCGACATCAGATGACCGCCATCCGTCAGCACTCAGTGTTAGCGTAACCGCAACGCCTGCCGGAGTTGCAACGCTTGGCGTGAGGATCGTTCGGGGCGAACCAGTCAATGTCCAAGAGCTTGCGGCAAATGACGTTGATGCGAATGCCACCGTGACATCAGCAGTCACGCTGGTTGACGACCCAAACGCCGTAATAGTTGCCCGGCCCCCGTCTGATACAAACTCACGACCAACATCAGACGCAAGGAATGCAGCCGCGCCAGATGTGATCGTTCTGCCAGACCCAACAGCAGAACTGGTGATTGTTGCCGTGATTGCTGGCCTGTATCCAATCTTTGTTATTGGCGCCGGGTCAAACGATGCCGCCGTGAAGGTCCACCGCGTATCGCTGAACCGCACCAGTTTGTAAGGCGTGTGTGAACCATGCGTGAACACCATTGTGTCAGCCGATTGACTGAAATCGAACTCGTGAACCTGATCCCCGGTGTACGGACTAACAAGCTCTACAGGTGATCCACCATCCAGGACATTTGTACCGTTCTTCCAAACGCGGGCATATCCACTGCCGAACTCAAGCATGTATGCGTCTGTTCTCGAATAGATGAACGGCACTAGTCGTGCCTTGCCAGTGTCAACCTTTGCTGGACCGAGATACATAAACGGCGGGCGGATAGTCACCCCACCTTGCCTCTGGACCACGCAGTTCTTGATCTGCTTCGCTGCGGAGTTGTACTTCTCAATATCAACCCGAGAGAGCAGCTCTGGACTGAACTCGCCAGCTGAGAAGTTTGTGGTGATTAGCTGCGCCTTCATACCGGGCGCCCAAATCGAACAGCAACAACTGGGCTGTCACCGTAAGTCTGCGACGGATACTCTTGTCCGTCCACCGCCTTGGCTCGGGCAAGCGTGCCGACCCCACGGGCGTGGTACTCCTGACGTAGCGACTCCATCAGGCTCGCGCTCTTGGTGATTGGATATGCCAAGTCCATAGCCATGCGCTTGACCATAACCCCAACAAGGTTGGCGTCGAACACATTTTCTCCAATGTCTGCGATGTATCGGAGGACTAGCGTTGACGTATCTGCCAACACCTTGTTCCCCTCTAAGACGAAGTCTTCTTCACCATACACGCCGCAATCGAGCACACGCAGACAATCACCCGGAAGTGTGAATTGAGCCGCCCACTCTCCACCAGTCGGAGGCGAAGAAAGCGGAGCAAGCACGACGCGCCGGATGGCGCAGTTCCATGGGTGAGAGCGGAGAACATCGCGCTTCGCTATTGGGTACACGTTCGCGCAGATTACAGCCCGTGGACTTGCCTCGCTCAGTGACGCAATCGGTGCATCACCCAGCAGCATCAGTGCATTAGAGCAAATTTCTACATCTGTTGCCATTTGAACTCCCGCAAAAAGGGGGGCACGAAGCCCCCCTCAATGATGCCAGCAAACAACATCAGAACGAGGCGTATTGAACCTCGATGCGGATCACTTGGTTGGCAGGGACAGCAGCACCCGCGACGGTGCCGTAAATCTCTGCGTCCTGATCCAACACGTATCGCTGACCAGCGGTCAGTTTGGTGCCAGTGTTCGCCTGGATCGTTTGCGCCGCGTTGATCGCCGTTGCCGCAAGAATGGCGGTTGCGTCAATCGCCACTTTCGTGACTGGGTGACGCAAGCCAACAGCAAGCGTGCTAGATGCGGTACCGGCGCCATTGCTCAGGGTGACGGGGCACAGCAAGCGCGACCCCTTCTTGAGAACAACACCAAAGTTGATGGTGTCAGCGATAGCCGCACCCGCGTGGGTAGTCGGCATCTCACAAACTGCGACTTTAGTGTCTCCCTGGGTGTCAGGGTAAACGCGGCGGTTCAGCGCGATTTCAGCCGGAAGACGGCCATTGGTTTCTGCCATGATTAGCTCCTATTACTGGAAGGCGATTTCAACGACCTTCTTCTCGTCCTGGCGACCAACGCCATACGAGGCATCCATGGAAACCTGCCAAGCGTCCTTTTTATCGGCGCGGCGGGTGACGTTGCCTTCCTCATGGCCTTGGCCGAAGTGGATTGCAGACTTGGCAAAAGCCACGGTGTAGTAGGTGGACGACGTGAATTCGATCCCGTTGTAGGGAATCCACGTGAACCCAAGCCACTTATTAGCCACCGAGCCAGATTGCAGCATCTGCACAGCCATGAAATCGGCAGAGGTCAGCGTGGTGTCAGACAAGATGTCTTCCATAACCGCGCCGTTGTACAGAATGCACAAATCCTCGTTGGCGAATTCGTCGGCTTCGTTGTCGCGGAACAATTTGCGAGCACCGATCAGCTTGGCTTTGGTCAGACCAGTGCCGCCGTGCGCAATCTTCTGGCCAGCAGGCAGCGCCACAGATGTGCCATCCTTGAGCAACTGCGAGCCGCGGGCTGCACGATAGATCAGGTCATCAACCCGACGATTGCGGCGCGACATGATTTGCTTCATGTAGTCGCCACCGGTGACCGGGTTCACCAACATCTTGGGGATGTCTGCGCGATCGAGCGGAACTGCTTCGTAGAAGTTCTGCATGTTGACCACGCGAGCCGACTGGTTCTCAAGCGTCCACTCGGTGTCGCCATAGCGCACAGTGTTCTGGCGCATCAGCGAGCCGTCATCGCTCAGGAAGTTGATTGTGAACGCCTCACCAGTGATGGCGCCACGGTTCGTTACTTGCGAAAGCAGGCGAGATTCTTTTTGGCTCGCCTCGGTACGGATAGCGGTGTCCCATTGCTGGACAAACCACTGCGGGATATTAGCCATACGGCCTCCTAAATAGGGTTTTGCGCCTAGTCAGGGTGTCCAGTTTCCCGGGCCTGCTGTACGGCCACCAATCGGCTAAGGTGGCGCGAGCTGCTAAGGGTTTCCCGGCGCTACCCGGGGCCTTGTGCGCGAAGTGTAATGGTGTTGTTTTCTTACATCAAGGGGGAGTCGCCATATTGCTTCCTGCGGATTTCCACAACGCGGCGGCTGATTTGCGCATGCTCAGGATGTTTTGGATCGCCATATGCTGGGTGGCGCATCAATGCCTCAGCGTCTGATCCTAGCGCTTGAGTGTGGGCCTGCGTTGGCGGGGAGTCCTCACGCATCTGAGCGCCAACGTGTGCGGCGAACAAAACAAACCCAGGATCGCGACCAAAACGCGCCCACAAATCATTGCGCAAACTCTCCGGCGCTGACGCCATCGCCCGGTTCGCATTCTCAATCCCCGACTCGAACTCTTTCGTTGTCGTCCAGGTCTTTTGAAGTTCTGCGCGCGCCTCGTCTGCCTTCAT